GTGGTTCCGGGTGTCGAGGGTTCGAACCCCTTTACCCACCCCACGAAATCGGGGATTGGGAGTGATCCCGATCCCCGTTGTTTTTGCCCCGATATTGGGATGTAGTGTAATGGTAACACACCAGACTTTGACTCTGATATCGTGGGTTCGAATCCCGCCATCCCAGCCACAAATCGCTGCGCTGGATTCGCGTCTGATATTTTGGATAGCAGATAACTTTTCACACCGATATGCCCCAGTAGCTCAGTAGGCAGAGCACCTGCCTTTTAAGCAGGGTGTCCGGGGTTCGAATCCCCGCTGGAGCACCAAAAGGAAACCATTGAAATTTCAAGAAAACCTTGATTTTTCAATGGTTTCTTCGTTTTTCTTTCGGTGCGCTCCGGAACATTTTGAGACGCAAACTGTTGTCAAAAGTGTTGTCAAAATTCAAGGGCAAAAACAACTTCACAGATAAAGAAAATGGCGCTGCCAGTTAAGGCAGCGCCATTGCTTTATTTATCTTCATCCGCTTTGTCTTTCAGCTTTTTCAAGCTGCTGATCAAAAACTTCGGCACCGGTGCGCCTAACCGCCCCGCGTTTTCGATGATGCTCCCCAGCTCCGTTACAATGTACCAGATAGCCACCAGCGGCAAAAATGCCGTTTTATATGTAAACGGCAGCTCAAACCCCAATCCGCCATAATTGATAATCGCCGACAGCGCCACGTCCAGCAGCAGTGCAACCAGCATGGCCACGATACTGCCGAGCTTGTGCCACAGGCCGGCACGCGCTACAGCGCTGTCCCACGATCCGGTCGACAGCGCCGCCCACGATCCCGTTGCATAGTCCAGGATCATCGCGGTCAGCCACACGATCACAAGCCAGCCCGTCCATCCCCAAAAGGCTGTCATCGCTGCAAAAATTGCCGTGATCGCCGCCTTCAATTCCATCGCTTTACTCGGTGCAGTCATATGTATTCCTCCGTTTTTATTTTATTTATCCATGTTCGCCGCAATCACCAGTGTGCGCAGCATATCCATAGACAAGTCCAGCTTGCCATCGCCCACACCCGCAAGCACGCCTTTATCCACAAGCTCCTGCAGGCTATCAATCGCCCATGCGGGCACGTCCATCACCTTGCCGTCTACGATGCGGCCATAGCGCTTATCACGCATATGCCACATGATATACAGCATCCGCAGCATATCATCGGAAAGGCCAAGGTTTCCACCGCCGGTGCCGGAGATCAGACCTGCATCCATCATCTCCTTTACTGTGCCACGCGCCCAACTCGGGACTTCCTCGATCGTGTTGTACCTCACCATGTCATCCTCGTCCTCCTCATTATCATTTTCGTTCATTGCCCCCGCGACATCCGCGCGGAAGCCGTCCATCGTGTAGCCCATATCATATGTGCGCCACAGCAGCTCCGGGTCTGCGTGGTTGCTCGCCACGCCACGTCGGTGTCCCTCAGCGTGCCCGATGATTACGCCGTCCTGCGCCGGATCGAGGCCGTACTGCTTGCACAGCGCGGCGAACAGCTCCACAGCCGTGTGGTATGTACCCGCGATCTGCTCTGCCGCCTCCGCGTAAGTCATGCCCTCGCTCGGCTCGGTCATTTCTACCCCGATGTGCGTAGAATTGGCGCTCCCGCCGCAGTGCCAGCCGCGCATCTCCCACGGCAGGAGCTGATACACCGTGCCGTCCGCCTGCGCGAACGCGTGCACGCATACGGACGCGCCGCTCGGCTGATACTGGTTAAAGCTGCGTGCAAATACCGCCGCAGACGGCTGCGCGCATCCCACGCTGTGCAGCATGATGCCCTGCGGGTACAGCGGCGCGCCGATCTGGTAGCATCGGTTCTTTTCTGCGAATGCTTCAATAATGTTCACACTTGTCACCCCATTCGATAATTCTTTCCCGCCTCGATTGCGGTCTTGTCCGATTTTGCCCACAGGCCGTTTGCTTTCCGCCATACCGCAGCGGCCTGTATCTGCGCCCCTGCGCGCTTGATGTAGACGCCTGTACCGGTCGGCGCTGCTTGCGTCGCTTTGGCGTACAGCGTCAGATCTGCGGCCGTGGTAGTGTACGACAGGCTTGTGCTGACACGCTGCGTGCACGCCGCATCGCTGTACCATCCGTCAAACGCCGCACCTGTCGCCAGCGTGGCCGTGAAGGTCACATTGTCACCGTCCCACGGTTCCGCATCCGATACGGTCGCGGATGTCACGCCACTGCCCGCCGTCATCGCTGCGCAGACGTAGCGCTTGAAGTACAGGGTAAGCTGCCCGACCGAGCACGCGGCGGCGATAAAAAGGTTATCAATGTGCAGATGATATCGGATTGTCGTCGCCGATGTCGCCCCGGTGATCGCCGTGCTGGTAAGCCCGTCCTGCTCGCCGACCTCGTCCGAACACAGCACCTTGTGCACCTCTGTACCGTCAAACTCTAACGCGCAATAGTTGTTTTTGTTTTTTATAGACGCGCCGCAGCCAATACGGCTGTCCGCCTTTACCAGGCGTGCCTTTGTGTTCGGGAACAAAACAGCTTTTGCCGCATCAGTGAAGATTGCATAGCCGGATCGTGCAGTTGACTTGATGACAACGCCGTTTCCGTATGACTCGACACCGATCGCACAGTTGTCTGCCGTCAGATACTGCTTTGCATTGTCATATACAATTCTGATCTGCCGGCCTTCGACCCTCATGCGCCGTCACCTACCCGGTGCGACGCCACGCTTCCGTCCGTCCTGTAGTAGTACACGATCATGGCGTTTTCGACGTCCTCGAACGCAACCACCTGATGATACAGCGCCCCGTCGTAAAACCAGATCACCTTGTTTGCCAAGATGTACTGCACGATATCATCAATCGTACTGTCAGCCGTCAGGATCAGCATATAGTCCCCGCCGACCTCCTGCGCGGTCGGTGTGATGGTGTGATAGATCAGCTCGTTCATTTTGTATCACCCCAGATCCAGATAGATGTCCCCGTCTGCGCCGAGGCTTGCGTCCGGTGCGCCGGAGCCGGTGTAGACGGTCGCAAACGTCAGCGCGCCGGTAATGGCGTTGCCTGCCTTGTCGTGCGCGGTCGTGCCGGACAGCAGCGCGTCCGCCGTGACCGTATCGGCTGTCAGGTCGATCAGCGCCCTGCCGTCATATACGATTTTGCTGACCGCCATATCGTCACCCGATCGTCACGGTCGTTCCGCCCGCAGGGTTCGCGGCCTCTGCGTAAGGGATTGCCGCGACCGTCACGCTCGACAGATAGTCATAGCCGCTGTCCGGCGACACAGTCTGTGCGGTCGTCTTTGGCGTGGCGCTTTTGGCCTGCGCCTTGATCGACGCGCCGGAGTAGCTGCCCTCCACGCCGAGGATGGTCACGCCTGCTTTGATGTTGCCCGCGATGATCTTTGCCTGCTCGGTCGAGCTGATACCCACCTTGCCGCCGCCGTTGTGGTAGCCCGCAGGGACAGTGTACTCGCCCGCTTTGGTGGCGATCGTGCCCGTCACGGCGCCGCGGTTCGGCATCGTGCCGGTCTTCTTCGCGCCCTTCACATACGCCGTCTTGCCGAGCAGGATTTCGCCCTCCGCGGCAGTGGCGTCGCCGGTGGCGGCGTCATACGCGCAAGTGCCGGTGATCTCCTCGCCGTCCTTCCCGTGCGCCGTGATACCTGCCAGCAGTTTGTCCGCGGCCACGGTGTCGCCGGTCAGGTCGATCAGCACATTGCCGCCATAAATAATTTTACTGTATGCCATAGTCAGCCTCCAACGATAAAAGTTGCGCCGCCAGCGGCGTTCGGGATCTCCCGCGTCGGGATCATCTCGATGCGCACATCGTCGCGCATCGTCTTGCTTCGCGTTGGTAGCCTCTGCGCCGTGATCAGCGGCGTCACGTCATATGCGCCGTCGTAGTAGTCCGCAGCGCCGTCCACGCGCTGAAAATTGTCAAACGTCAGTTCAAGCGTCTGATCCCCTGCAGCCATGTCCAGCTCCAGCGTCTGTCTGGTCTGCTTAAATGCCACATCGATCCGCAGCATCAGATCACCCCATCCTTGAGGATGCGCTCGGTAGGCACGGTATACACCCGCGTTGCAAGCGCCTCTCCGCCCGTCGTGCGCACGCGCATCTGCAGCTCTGTCCTCGTGTTTTGCGACAGCTTGAGTGTTTCCTCCTGCGTCAGGTGTAGTGTCACAGTGCTACCGGCGCACGTGCAGTCCGCCAGATCCTTGTCGATCACAACACTGCCATCCTGCGCAAACGTGATATATCCGGCTGCGATCTCGTCAGTCAGCATCGGCAGCGTAAACTCAAATGTCGGCGTAGTGCCACGTATCACGATGTTTCCCTCCCTTCAAGTCACGCCGTCCGCTTCCACACGTACACAGACAAGTACGGCGGCATGTTGTTGTGGGCTGTGCCGCCGCCAGCGCTGGACGTGTAGCTGCCAATCGCATAATACGTGCTGTCAGACGGGCCATCCGGATAGTTGCCGGGCGCGGAGTGGTCAGCAGCTCCGGCATTCGGGTAGTACACCGCGTGGTTGTGGCTCGGCATCTCGCTTGCGGTAAGCGTGTGTGCCGCCTCTCCGCCGGTCGCACCGGCTTTATAGGTCGTGCCAGCAGCGAGAAGAAATCTGTCCTTGATCTGTACCCACGTACCGCCGAACAGCGTTTTTGGATTTGTGCTGTTTACGCTCATGTAGATGGAGCCGACCGGATACACCTTGTCGAGCACCGTACTGACATCGACTCCGCCGCCGCTTGCGCCGATATCGGATTTGAGCTCCGCCGGCGTGCGATAGTACACCCAGCCGGACTCGTCAAGCACGGCAATTTTACCGGGTGCGCGGCCGAGGTCAGTTGCTTCCAGCGTCTGCAGCCACGTGCCGGTAAAGTACTTGCCGGAGACATTGCCCGTAAAAGTTCCTCCCGCCTTGTCCATCTTGTCGGACAGCGCGGATTTTACAAGCTGGATCAGCTTTTTGATCGCTGCACTTCCGCTTGTCTGCATAAGTCAGCCCCCCGTCAGATGGAGTCCCAGAGTTTCTGCACCTCTGTGGCGGTCAGTTCTGTCAGATCGATCGTCCCTGCAAGCACGTCCCAGCCGTAATCACCGGCGCTGATTTCCGCACATACGACATTCGTTCCGGCAGGGTAGTCGCGTCCCTCGCCTTCGATAAAATGGTTATCCGTCGTGAACGCATCCTTGATGTTGTACACCCAGCCGGCTTTACCGGCAACCGGCACAGGCAGGGACGCAAACGCGATCGACCCCTTCGGCGTGTATACGCCCGTGATCGCGTTTTTGATCGCGTCCTGCACCTGCGAAGCCGTCTGAAGACCGGAGACCTTGTTCTTCACATATTCCACGGTCGTGGCCGCATTGGTATTCGCGTCCGTCGGCGTGCCAATCTCCAAGCGCGCGTATCCCTTACTAAGGGTACCGTCAAAACACTCCATTTTCACGGCGGTATCCCCATCTTGCTGAACCTGCACTGACTTCTCAGACGACGAAGGTTTCAAGTTAAGCAGTGGCGTATCGACCATCAGCTCCGACCGCACAGTGTTCGTTGCGTATACAGTCATCGCGCGAGCCATGCCGCTCGCACGAATCTCGCCCTCTACGTCAATGTTCCCCGTGCCCTCCGCGTTCGTTTTCACCTTTAGATCGCCAAAAATCGTGCCGCCGGTAACATCCAGCTTTCCGTCGAGCGCCGATTTGTCTGCCTTGTTGTTGAGCGCCGTCTTCACCAACTGAATCAGCTTGTTCAGGGCGTTCTGCCCTGTGTATTTTGTTGCCATAATTTTTCCTCCCGTCAGGTATCGTTCCACATGTTAACAACGTCCAAGATTGTTATTTCTTCGTCCTCATCCACTTTGCTATTCAGCGCGGCAGTTATAACTTTATTCTGGACAGGGTTGGTGCTGGTCGTTGATAGTGCACTGTCCACATCGATCGTGCCCCCACCGCCACCACCGGAAGGCGACGATCCGGAAGGACCGCTATCGGATGTGTTGTAGCTGCTGCTGGACTCCACGCTGTTGCCAATCGACGTTTTCCCGGAAAACACGAACGTGTAGTTCATGATGATCGACGGGTATTCCCGGCCGTTGATGTCCTTGACGATAACCTTGTCGAAAATATCAAGCCGCGGGTCGGCCGGAAGATCGCCGGAGAACTTATAGATCGGCTTGTTTTTCAGCTGCTCGTACGCTGTTTCCGCGACTGCTTCAGCAGCGACCGTGATCGACCCTGCTGGCCCTTCGATGCCCAACCACAGGTTGTCGTCATTCAGTTCGATAACGTAGCCTCCGGCGCCGAAGAAATACGTGTGCTCTTGCCCGTCACTGGCGAACGTCTTTTTCACGCGCACTCCAGTGACTTCGACCGGCGTACTTGCCACTTCCAGTTGGTTAATCCACTGTGTTAACGTCACATCTGCTGTAGATGTAATCGGTCGCACATACAGTGCATCCCCAGACACCACGGCATTGCCACCGCAGGCCAGCGCGATAGCTTCGATCACCTGCCGGATGGTGTGCTGTGTGTCCACGGTCGCCAGCGCGTTATACCCCAAATCATTATCAATCGCGCTGGGCGTCAGGCCGAGACGAGTCGCTGCCAGCCTCCATAGCTCTATGTAATTGTGCTCTCCCTGCATCTCCGTCGGGCACAGCACGTCCGCTTCCCTCATGGCATCGTAGCAAGTAAGCGTGGTAACTTCATGCACGGTTTCCACTTCATAAACCTTAAAGCTGCCCATTGGAACCAAGTATCCATTGCCGTCGATTTTGATATCTGCCTTTAGGTGCACGGTCGCTCCTTCGTATAGATTCCGGTTATCGACGTTTTGCCACCCACCATCGTACATTTCAATTGTCGCGCATTTGCACGCGGAAAGCCCGACCGGGTAACTGCCTGATGATATCTGCGCTGTGATTTTCGTTCCACCAGGACGAAAACACGCCCCGTCTACTTGTAGGTGTTCCCCCGCCTTGAGCGTCACAGTTGTACTGCCATAATACACCAATGTCACATCGTGATCCCACGTAAAAGTCGCTTCAACCACAAAGTTCGTCTGCGATGGATAGACGCTTGTGATTTGACTTTCGACTGTTCGCATTCATGTCACCCCCAATCACGTCAGTGGATTGACGCTGACCATGTTAAAATCCAGGGACGTAAACAGCTCCTTGCCTTCGTTCAGGCGCCCGATATTCAGCTGCCCTTTGCCGACGTAAAACCACGCCTGGCACCACGCGCCGTAGTAAGCGGAAAAGTAGTGCAACTGGAACTGCTGACCTTTTGCAATGATCTTCAGGATCTGCGACAGCATGGTTTTGCTGATCGACGCTCGGCTATATCCAAGCGCTTCGACCGTGAACAGCGGACTGACAACGGCCGCGCCGGTCTGGGTGCGGCCGCTGTCCTCCGTGTAAGTTGTTTCAAAGTCGTACGTCAGCGCGCCGGAATCCGGCTGCGGAAGTACCAGCCAGTCATCCGACGGACTTTTTCGAATTTTAATGTATTCCTGTGCCATGTGTTACACCGCTACAAGCGGGTTTTTGCCCGTTTGCCCTTTCCGCAATTTTGCTTCGGTGATTACTTCATCAAACAGTGTGCGGCGATCCAACCGGGCGATAAACTCGTATCGGCTGCCGGCACCGCCGGCTTCTTCGCGCACAATCTGGCGCAGCAGGGATTCCGGCGCTTCCAGGTTGTTGCCGTTGCGCTGGTCGCCCAACACGGCCAAGAACTGCCGGTTCGCCGGAATGACCGCTCCGCGCGCCAGCATCGGGATCTGCGGCACTGGCAGTGGATTCACGCCCCACATATTCTGGAACGGGGAAATGCCAAGGAAGTGCGCATTGCGGATCGTATTCAGCATGGAATTGATCTTGTTGAACGGCACGGCGATGATCGTGTTCATGCCGCGGATAATTGCGTTGACGACCGTGCGGAAGGTGCTTTCGATGCCCTCCTTGATGCCTGACCAGATACGGCCGCCTGTCGAAAACACGTCCTTGACCTTCTGCCATGCGTCTCGGAATTTGCTCTGAAACCACTCCGGCACAGACTTGAAGGCGCTTTTGATTCCATTCCACGCAGCCACAGCGCCGGATGCGACCTTTTCCCACAGGCCGCTGAACCAGTCCTTTACGGCCGTCCATTTTTCGATGACCCAATCCACTGCCGCCGCGGCACCTGCTTCCACATTGGCGAGGTGCTGCTCAAAAGCTGCATCGATACTGCTGATCGTTTTGCTGATCCAGTCCTTTATGGACGTCCATTTCCCAGAAAGCCATTCAAAAAAGCTGACGGCCAGCTGTTTACAGAATTCAAACAATCTCGCAACTGCGGTCGCAAAAGCGACTATGACAGCCGTAAACAGTTCAAAGATTCCTTCGGCTATTTTGTTAACCCCATCTTTCAAATTCCCATTCAAAATGTCAGCAATGCCATCAAGAATCAGCGACACACCTTTCAGCACCGAAATCACCGCCCGAATTACCATTTCTAATGTACTTTTCACGACGTACTGTACGATTGGCGATTCCCAGATCCGTTTTAGCGCATCAAGTATCGTTGTGATCGCGTCTCCCACCTGCGTCAGCACTTCCTGCAAGCCGCTCGGCAGCTTGACCTGGCTGACGCCGCTAAAATCAGGCGCGGCAGACCCGCCGCCACCGCCTCCGCCGCCGGAACTGTCGTTTGATTCCCAGCGGTTCATTTCGTCCAGCCCGGAAAGCTGCCGCTTCGCTTTTTCCGCCGCGTCACCGGCTGCGGATGTGGCGTTTGCCTGCTGGTACAGCGCTTTGGCGTTGGCCTGTGCCTGCGATGCCGTCTGACCGAAGATTGCGCCAAATACAGACGAAATAACGGCCGTAAGCTTCGCCAGCCATGACAGCAGCGTCCGAATGGCGGGAAGAACAAAACTATAAATCGGCGCGAAGGCCGTCAGTAGATTGCCCCTGATCTGCGCAAGGGACGCAGACATTTGCTTGTCTGCGTTGATGGTGTTCAGCAGCACAGACCGCATGGCGCGCAGCACCTTCGCGATCATCGTAAAGATAAACACTTTCTTCGCGATGGTGGCAATGCGCTTTGCGAATTTGCCCATTTGTTCGGACACTTTCGACGTCGATGCAGCCGCTGACTGCTGCTTCTGTATGTAGGCGCCTATAGCGTCGTTTGCCTTGGCCTGGTCCGCCTGCAATCCCTGCAACTGCAGTTGCGCGTCTTTCAGCTGCTGCGTCGTTTTCTGGATTGCATCGCCGGTTTCCTGCGATACCGTCCCGGTGCTTCTGGTTTTCTTTTCGCTTTCTTCGACGGCCCGCAGCTCCGCGAGCTGCTTTCTCAATTCGTCGACCTTCTGCGCGGCCTTGTCCACGTTGTTCGCAGCCTTTTTCGCGTTGTTTTCGAGCTTCGCAAGGCCAGCGTCAAACTGGCCACTGTTTATCGTTGTATCAAATACCAGATCGCCGACAACATCAGCCATCGCGCACCCCCCCTGTCATCAGCTGCCAGATGAATTCATCTTCGTCGTCGGTCAGATGCGCCGACTTGAAATCGATCAATTCCCGGTTTTCGTCGTAGTATTCGCGTTCCCACTTTTCCAGCTTCTTGTGCTTGCGTAGCTTTCGCCGGATGTCCAGGATCGTGGAAAACGTGCAGTCACCGATCTCCATATAATATCCGATGAACGTCCACCAGTGCATATACGGCAGCGCGCGCACGTCCTGCCCGGCCACGCGGTTGATCGGCGCAATGATCATCGGGAAATCCTGCTCCCAGTCCATCTGCTTCGGCTGCTGACGCTGGTCGCCGCGATCCACGCCGCCGTCTAAAAACCACAGCATGAATTTCACCGCGGCGGCCATGTCCGTGATCTGATCCCAGTCCGGGTAAAAGATCTTGACCGCCACTTCGGCGCGATCCTGATCTGTCAGCTCCGGGTCATTCAGCGCGGCGCAGATGTCCAGAATTTCGCGAAAGTCGCTTCGGATACGAAAACGCCGGCCGCCGATGCATGCAGTCTTCGGCAGGCCGGTATTCATGATCTGCGCTTCTTCCTGCGCTGGCCGCCGCCGTTGTATTTATCCATGTATTTCGCCTGACGCTTCTGCGCGGCAGCGGTCGCAGCGTCCATCTCGCGCCGGATCTGGCGCGAAACCGCTTCCAGGAACGAAATGATCTGCAGGGAACCGGACGGCGTGAGCGAAACACAGTAGGCTTTGCCGAACACTGTATCGCAGACGGGCGAAGGGAACGCCGCGTCCACCTTCTCGCGTGCGTAGGCATCCAGTTCGCGGATCGTCGCGCGGGCGTCCGTATCGCTTTCCTGCGTGCCCATTTCGTCGGCTTTGGCCTTGATCGCCATCGCGGCCGCTTCCAGCCGGTCGATGATACCGATGTCGTTCGGGTCAAAATAGATCTTCCGGTTTGCGTCGCCGTTGATGGTGAACGCTTTCAGGCCGGTTTCAAAGGAAATGTTATTGCTCACGCCGTCACCCCCTTATGCCGTCGCCTTCGTGAACGTGGCCACGCCGTCCGCAATGGCCGCAGTGCCGACCGTGCGCGTGCCGCCGTAGGTCACGTCAAACGGCATGTCCACCGTCTTGTCGCCGCCCAGCGACTTCACTTCGATTGCGCAGCCGCTATAGCGTTCGGCAAACATCGCCGTGTCCTTCGTACCGGCATAGCAGTGCACGATCATCATGTCCTGTTCGGCCAGCGCCGCAACGTCCTGATCCTTGATCGCCAGCTGCCACAGCTTCGTCAGCGCGGTTTCGCCGGCGTCCAGATTGCACGGGTCAAAGGTCTGCGTGATGGTCGGCGCGGACATGGTGGTAAACGTGTTGCCCAGGATGTCCTGCGTGGTCTCCTTGTTCCAGTCATATTCCTGACTACTGTCTTCCACGCGCTTGCCGACGATCGACCAAACCGGCGCGGAAGACGTTCCGGTATTCAGGAAGGCCATCAGCAGTTTGCGGGCAATCGTCTGGCCCGCGGTTGTGTTAAAAGTCGTACTTTCAGGCATAATGCATCACCTTTCAAAATTGTTGTCGTACCGCATCGACAGGGACACGGCCCAGTCTTCCACACCGTCGGCATAGCGCCCGGTCAAATAGGCCGCCGACACCTGTACAAATGCAGTGATCGTCCGGCCATCGCCGAGGTCTGGCCACGCGGCAAGCGTGTGCTGCTGGCCGTCCGCCGTGATCGGCTGTTTTTCCAGCCAGCGCGCCAGTTTGTCCAGCCAACCCTTGATGTGGATGCGGTCCGTTTCCGACTGCGGCACGGCGCGATATACCACCTGAAACGCATAGTTGCATTTCTGGTACACGCCGCCCATGATATCGGTCGTTTCGCTGATTACCGTCGCAGCAGCGGACGGATAGATCCCGACGCCGGACTTGTCACCCAGTTCGCCGAACCGGATTTCCCGCGCTCCAATGGCCGGGAAATCATTCAGCAAGCCGCTCAGGATCGTTGAAAAATCTTTTGTGTCAACCATTTGATTCCCCCAGGATGATCCGTTTGCAGCCATCCGCCCATTCTTTTCCGTGCTCGTTTTGCGCGACTTCCGCCCAATGCGGCACGCCGGTCGCAAACCGCAGGTCGCGGTCAGTCGCAACAAGTGTCGCGCCTTTTCTAAAACGCGGGCCGACATTCGGAATGTTCGCAGGGCCTTTCCCAGTTTTTGAATCCACCATGACCTTGCCCATATACAGATACCGCGCATACGGTCCGGGGAACACGACCTGCCGGCCGCCTTCGGCGACATACGACCGCTGCTGCAAGTTCCCACTGCGATACGGCATATATAGCTTACTGTCCGCAAGCACCTGCTGCCCCAGCCATTCCTGTGCTTTGGCGAACCGCGGGCCGTATTTGGCGAACCGGAGATTTACCCGGACGTGGCCCTTGACATAGCTGACGTTCTTATAGTGCTTGATGCCGCTCACGACGCCGTCACCTCGAAGTGCGCAATCAGCCGGAACCATGCGCAGGATGTGATGCGGTGGCACTCCGTGACTTTGCACAGCACATCGTATTCCGCCCAGTCGTGCTCGCCGCGGCAGAAATAATCGCCCGGCTGAAACGCAATCATGCCGCTGCGGTCATCCGCCGCCTGGTACACTTCCGGCGTCGCATAGGTCAGCGCACCAATGGCCGCTTTCGGGACAAGCAGCAGCACATAGTGCTCAGGCACATCGCCGGTCGTACCTGGCGTCATAGCGATTTTTGCTTCCATCTTGACGCCGGCCAGCACGTGCCGCACCCACGTATCGGCCTGACCGCGCGCGCCGCGCACGCGCGAAAAAAGCGTGATCGTATCGCTATGCAACAGCATCAGCACGTCACCCCCGCGTACAGCACAAGGACGCCATCCACGGCCACGCCGGAAAGCCAACGCCGGAGCAAGTCAAACACCAGCTCGTCTCGCGCTGCTATGGTCTTCGCAGCGGTCGTGTAGCAGCTGTCGGCCGCTTTATATGTGATCGATTCGCTGCCGGACGACACCGACGCCACAGGGCCGGCGGTTTTTACGCCGCCGACGTCTGCAGTTTCAGCCGCGCTGTCACGCGCCTGGTCAATGCGGTAAAGGCATTCGGCCAGTTCGCACGCGCAGTCCTGCAGCTTTTCGGCGTCGATCGTGGATTCCGGCAGCGTGCCGCCGAAGCGGTCGAACGTAAAGCGGTCGATCTCCCGCGACGCCGCACGCAGGTAGCGGGCAGCGGTCACTTCGTCGCGGAAAGGGGACAGATCGTCCCCGTACCGTTTTACGTATGTGTCAAAATCCGCGTACACCGTGATTCACCTGCCGATCACGCGCTTGCGTAGGACTTCACGTGCACCTGCGCAGCGTCCAGAACACGCAGAGCGGCGTTTTCCTCGACCTGCGCTTTCGTACCGGCAAACAGCTCAGAATCGACCATGCGGACGATGCTGAAGTTATCGCCGACGCCGAAAGCGTTCGGGTCGTACATGATGAATTCCACCTTCGCAAGGTTCGCCGCCGTAACGCTGGCCTTCGTACCGCCGTGCGGATAGTAGGCAAGATCAGCAGACGACGCGAAGCCGTTGACTTCGATCCAGGTGAAGCCCATGAAGCTGCCGACCTGCCCGCCGGCAGCGGCGGCAAGCAGCATTTCGTTGGACGTCGGGATGTACTTCTCACCGGCGAACTCCAGCATCGTGGCAAAGAAGTCCGGGCTGCAAAGCACGATGGTGGGATTGGCTTTCGCCTTGACCATGGCTTTGCGTTCGGCCAGTACCTGCGCCTTGAAGTTGGCCGCGGTGGTCTTTGTGGTGTTGGTGGATGCAGTACCCTCGGAGATCAGGCAGGCAAGCGCGCACTGGTTCTTTGCCTCCGCGACTTCACGGGTGGCAAGGGCCAGATGCTCCTCGGCAATCGGGAACGCCACAGCAGCGGCCTGCACGCCGTAGATCTTCTTCGACGCATGAATGTTGTTGTTGAAAACGGCCTGCACCAGCGTATCAGCGGCGGCGGTGTCCGTGAAATCACGGCCGGGCGTGCCGACAGATGCTGCGGTGGAGGTCAGCTTGTGCCAGTAACAGCCGCCGGCGCCATCGACCATCACATCCTGATAGGTCACGCCGGGCACAAGCCAGGTCTTATAAAACAGGTTGGGAAGAACAGTTGCCTTGTACTGCTCATCCACGTAAAGGGAACCGTACTGGATAGACATAGATCATCATTTCCTTTCGTAGTCTTAGCCCCTGAAAAACGGATTGTTTTTGTATTTCTGGGCTACGTATTCTTTTGCGCCCCCCGCCGGCGGCACCATACCGCTGTGATCGGAAGAAAAGCGCGCCTTGCTGGCGGGATCGGCCACAAGGATGCCGGGGATCTCCTTGCCGTCCCGATCGGTGACAAGGCCGGTAAACAGGTCGTCGATCGACTTGCCGCGCGCATCGTCAGACCCCAGTGCTGTCACCAGCTTATCCGTGATGCTTTCGCGCGTGATGTCGTTGACGAAATGCTTTCCCGACAGGAACGTGTCCACCGTACTGCGCAGCTTCACGGCGGCAGCGTCCTTCTTGCGGTTGTCCCGCTCGGTCTGCAGGTCATTGGTCAGTGTCGTGATCTGACCCTTCAGCGCTGCGACATCCACGCCGTCAAAGGCGGCAAGCTTGCCCTGCACGTCTTTCAGCGATGTGTCCAGCGCATCGTGGCGTTCCTGCAGCTTGGCGAATTCCGCCACGGTCTTGTAGTTCTCGGCGACGGCCTTGCGCAGATCCGCCGCTTTTCCTTCCGGGATCGTAATGCCGAAGTCGGAAAGAATGGTCTCGATGTTCTTCATGCGTAATCCTCCTGAACGTGATTTTTAACAGCCCGTCGACTGTACGGATTGAGCCGGATGAACCACCGGCGGGGTCGTGATATGGCAAAGGGGCAGCCGGTTTTCCGTCCGCCCCTGCGTATCCTGATTTGATTTTGGGTATAAGAAAACCACCTTGCCGATTGGTAAGATGGTTTTCATGATTATTATATAAAATAATTTTCTGCTTTAGCGTTTACACAAAGACAGGCGCTTGGCAGGCGTAGCATCCTCCTGCGTCTCTTTTTTACCATTAAGGCGTGTGGTCGCTACGAAATTTACCACCTCAAGCGCCTGTCTTTATGATAATTGTATTATAGCCAGATTATTCCCTTTTGTAAAGAATAATATTGTTCCGGACGCGCTGCCTATAGCGTTTTCCATTTTCGCACATGACAGTAATAACGGAACTTTTCCGCCACGGCTCGTCTCCTTCTACGGCAATGCGTACCACAACGCTGATATTTTTTGAATTAAGCGATATGGTTTTACTCGCAATGGCGGTATTTTCAAACTTTTTGTCTTTGAAAATGTAGTCTGGATTTTCGATTATTTCTTTGAAATAAGGGCTGTATTTATCGTAAAACTCTTTCCCGCGCCGTTCTATGATATGTTCTTTTTGCTTCTCGGTCAATATAACATCGCTGGAACGAATATGCTCCGCGACGCAGGAATAACGCTGTACATCCAGCTTTGCAATCACAGGCGGTGCTTGCACAGGCGGTGCTTGCACAGGCGGCGCTTGCTGCGTCTGAACTTGTCGGGCATCAACTGCTTCCGCCGATGTCCAACTTTGGCGTGCAGCAGCGGACGCAGTTGATGCCGCCGAGTGATCCCAACCGGCAACGGCAAGCCGCTCGTGGTATGGTTTCAGGTCGTTGTCGGCGCAGAACTTCGTGTAGGCCGCGTTCTGATCCTGCAGGCGCTTGGCGGACTGCGCATATTTCTCCTGCAATTTTGCCTTGCCTGCCGTATCTTCGCAGCTTTTCACGGCCGTATGCAGCGCCGCACACTTGCGCTTCTGTGCACGGATACGGCATTCCATCGCGCGCTGCGTCTGCGACAGCTCATACGCGCGTCGGTTGGCTTCGGTATCGATCGGCTTGTTATTGTTCCGGCTAACGCCAGGCAGGAACGGTGTGAAGGAATGGCGGCAGTTATAGCCGCACAGGCCCAGCGGATTTTCCGGGTAGCCGGTCGCATCCAGCAGGTTATCGAACTGCGCGTCCTTGCCAGCGATGCAGTACACCTTGCCCTGCCAGCCGGCATGATCGGCGATCGGGTCAGTATCGGATACACGCGCGCCCAGATGCTGCGACACCAGCACATGATTCCAGCCCATGTCTTTGCACTGCTGGATCGTCATGTTACCGGATGACTGCGCTACGCCCGTGCGGATGCAGCGCAGCACCGCCACTTCCAGCGTGTCCTTGTGACCGGACGGATAACGCACGATCGGCTGCACCTGCCCCAGCGCCTTCACGCCTTCTAGCATGGCGGCGGTGTAGGACTGCGCGCCGGTGCGTACTTTCCAGTATGCATCGTCGCAGATGCCGATAAACGCCTGATTGGTCGCGCCGGCCGTCGTGCGCGTGATGTTGGATATTTCGCCGACCGTGCGCTCGTAGGCGTCCGTGATGATCGCCATCATGCGGGGCGACAGACTGGAAAACGTCACGGCGGCGGCTTCAGCGTCCGCCTTTGCTGCCTGAATGCCGCTATCCTTGAAGATCTTTGCGATTTCCTGCTGCGATTTGCCGGTGCTTTTAGCCAATGCCTTCTGGATTTCATCCAGATTCCCGCCGGCCTGTTTCAGCACCCACGCCTGCCATTCATCCGTGCCGGTCAGCAGCTTCTTTTCTCCGCGGCCGAAGCGGATCATGAAGCGTTCGATCATATCGCGCGCGATCCATTCCGTCAGGTCGTCCAGCAGCGGCAGCAGGGTTTCGCCGATCTCCTGGAACTGTTCTGGGGTGATCATTCGGTATCAGGGAACAGCCCCGGTTTCGCTGTGTTGGCTTCGGCATAGGCCGCTTTCGCGTCGTCTTCGCTGAAACCTTCAAAGCGCACCAGATACATCCACCACGGCAAAACGCCGAGCTGGCAAAGGCTTTTCGTATTCTGGCGATCTTCCTCGTAGCTATACGTGATGTCACCGAAGTTATACGCCACGGTATAGGTGCCATACGGCGCCAGATCGTAGATATCAGCATAGTCGTTCAGCGCCTGAATCAGGTCATCCACAGCATTCTGGATGCGGTCACGGATGTCCTTAATGCGCTGGATGGTGCGGCGGTCATCGGCTTCCACCTGTGTTGCGGTGGCAAGCCCCTGCTTTTCGTTATAGCTGAAATAGCCTTCTGAAAAGCCGCATTTCGTCGACAGGCTTTGCAGCAGCATGTTGATGCCGGTCTGGCGTTCGCCGGTTTTCAGCTTGCGGTCGATTTCCTGATAGAAGCTTTCGGCCGCCGAGCCGGCAACGTTTTGCACATAGCGCGGCAGCCGCACGGAAACATTTTTCCGGCCGGGCTCGCGCAGCAGACGGTCATCCACAAGGGCAATCGACCGGGAATCCTGAATTTCGTCCACCATAGCCGACCATGCGACGTCCAGCCCACGCAGTTCCGGCAGGGCGTTGGCGTAAATGGACATGCCGCACGCGCCGCCGTCGATGTTGTTGGCGTCTGGCATAGTGCACACGGCAAACAGTGGCGCGGTATCATCTAGCACGGCGTCCGGCAGGATGCCCACCCAATCCGGCACTTCATCCAGATTCACACGGGATGCCGATGCTTTGCCCTTCGCCAGCCGGAACGCGCGGTTGGAAACCACATAATGCATCCCGTCGTAGCGGTGATATTCGGCCTTGACATAGTAATAATCCGGCGTTGCCTTCGTGTCGTACAGCACCACGCCGGTCACACGCTTGCGGTTATCCACAGCCGTGATCGTAAATTCCGGCGGCGTGTACAGACCGATGCTGTCCGGCGTCGGTTTCAGCAAGAACATGCCAGCAGCGCAGCCCACGTCCACCATGTCGCGCAGGAACGGGATCAGTTCCTCGTTCAGCCGCTCCTGCAGCCAGTCAGCGCGGGTCGATCCGGACAGTTCGACGCTGACGCCCATCGTCGCAAGGCGCGCAGCTTCGCCGGTCACGGCCTTTGCAAAATTGATGGTGCGGTCCTGATCGTTTACCCACGGCGGGGTGCCCATCCAGATCTGCATCCACAGGTCTTCCGCTTCGCGCATTTCCGGCGTTACCAGCGGCGCGATGCGGAATTCTTCGCGGATCTGTTTTTTCACGCTGTCCAGCGGGATATTGATTTTCATGCACTTGCCCCCCTGCGCATCGTCAGCGGTTCCAGTGCGTACCGCGTGGCGTCGATGCTATGGTTATTCACGTCCGGGTATCCGGTGACGACATTTCCGTCCCGGTCCCGTTCGTATTCGTATTCTGCGAATTCTTTTGCCGCATTCGGGCAGCGCACCGGATCGATGATGATGCGCCGGCGCTGCAGCCACTTCATGCCGTGTTCGATCGACCCCGGGCCTTTGACAGCGCCGGTGACGGGCAGGCCCATTTCGCGGTGGTCGTTGACGCTCTTCGGCTCGGCAGAATCGGCCGTGATGGTGTAATCGTCATAGCTGTGCTCGATGATCCAGCGCGCCGTCTGTTCGTTCGATTCCTTGTTGACGTAGTGCTCGGCGAAGATGTACACCGCTTCCCGGTCACTGTCGTAGTAGCAGCGGATGAAGCAGTACGGATCGGGATACCAGCCCCAGTCCTCGCCCTGGAAGATGCGGTCGAAATGCGAAATTTCTTCGTCTGTGATCTCCCGCAGCTCCAGAT